GCAGTCCAATATGTAATGTTATGCCCCTTATCATAGAGATTATTAATAACATCTATTCTAGCATAGTGGGGTTCTGCTTTATCGTAATCCATTGACTGATCATTAAAGTTTGGTAGTGTAGGATTATCACAAATAGTGCCGTCTACATCAACGTATATTATTTTTTTCGGTTCCATCCTCAATTAACTTCATCTAGATATTTCAAATCGTTTTTTGCTTCTTCAAGTTGTTCATATATCACTTTTAGAGCTTCTTTCTGTGCGGTTTCATGGTCTTCAATAACCTTTTCAAATGTTGCTATTCTGTCCGTTACTTGTTGTCTAACTTTTGGATACATACTATTTGGCAACTTCTCATATTTATTTTCCTGACTCATCTATCATCTCCTTTTTATTACTAATTTCTTGCCTTCTTTTAGACAAATTATATAACGCTGCAGCTATTTCTTGTAAACTTTTATCATCCATATAATCTAGATAATTAATAATTCTCATTTTCCTTGTATCATTATCAAGTTCAAGTTCAAGTTCCATCTGACCACACTCCTTTTGGGTTGTTTTTGGTTTTATGTCTTTCCATTATTAGCTTCCTTGCTGAAGGATTGTCTTCATTCCACCTTTTGGCCCTAGCTATACACAATTTTTTATTTTTCTCATACCACTCTTTCTGATTTTTCTTTTTCTTCTTACTATTCTTTTGTTGTTCTAGAACTGCTTCTTTATTTCTATGATACCACTCTCTCTTTTGTCTCTTTCTTTGAGTATTTTGATTCATAATTTCAAAGAGTTGATGAAAGTTGTCTTTTGGCATAGGCTAATCTAAGAAGAAATTTCTCTCCAGCCGTATTTACATATCCAATAAGAATCTACAATATCAGTTGTGGGATTCGTCAGTTTAGTTGATTTTGGTCTAAGGGTTTTCTGAAGGCCTACTGGTGCAACACACTCTTTAGAAAATGCGTCATACATTAAATCTTTATTCGCATTACCCTTACCTGTGGCATATTTTTTAATAACGGTAGGTGGTATTGATGTGAAGGTCTGGTTTGCCTTATACATCTTATGTTTGAGTAATCCAGAATTTTCTGCAACAGAACGAACATAAGATTTACCAGAAGTAGCAAAGGCATATCCTTCTATGAATACTTGACATCCACTAATTATACTCATAGTCCAATCTGAAAGTAGATCATGTCTTTGTTCCTCTGTTTCCCATTCTGGATATATCTCTGTATGTAAATTTAAAATCTCATGTTGGGCCCGTTTGAGTCGTTGTGCAGTTTCCAAATAATATACATCACACATATTAAAATTAAACTGTCTATTATCATCGGTTCCTTTCCATACACATATTGCTGGTGATGTTAGTGAATAATCAATCCCAGCCAGTTTCTTCATCATCTATAATCTCTACAGGTTCTTCAATTAGACTACTGCAGAAAGGACAACATTCAATAGATTGTTTAGGCCTATCGTTCATCATATACTTAATTGTGTATTCTTCATCGCAGTAATCACACAATATCTCATAAAGTATATAGTCATCTTCATTTATCTTAACATCTATAGGCATCAATTCCCTTATTATAATTTAAATAGACTGTTCTAAAGTTAGTGGTTTTTTACCAAGTTTTTCTTCTGCTTTACGTTTTACTTCCATTGAACATTCAAGTGAAAGATCGTAGATGTATTTAGACAGATGTGGTGGAAGCCTCAAATTTTCTCCAATCTCTTTCACAAACCGCCCATACTCATAGTCTTTTTCAAAACCATCTACTGTACACCTAACCACTTCAAATACTTGTCTTGGTGTTAACATTCGTTGTACATCGGGATTCATAGCCATACTGAGGAAATATTTTGCATACCAATATTCCTTCTCTCCATAGGGCCATGGTTTGAGAGTTTCTTTTTTTGTTTCTGTTACTTCTTTTGTTTCTGTTACTTCGGTTTTGATTTCCTTTTCTGGTTGTGTTGGCCCAAAATTTATTGTACAGCCTCCAAAGATTAAAGTAGTTACAATTATGATGATTAAATTTTTCATCTAGTCCTTGTTAAATTATTTCACAACCTCCTGCCGTACATGCCAACTCCTGACTTGCTATGGTGTAGTCTTGTGATTCGTATTTTGATAACTCTGCCCAATCCACATTTTTAGGCATCGTCTTTAAGGCTTCTTTATACTCTTCCTCTGTACAATCTTGATATGGTGCCTGACGATATACATGCTCACTAAATGGAAGAAATGATATACCACTAATAGTATCAAAATGATCATACACCCAAGCTGCTACTTCAACCCACTCATCTTCCTTTACGGAAATTGTAACAGATGGTTTATGTTCACACCAACTTTCTGCATAAACTTTCCATAGTTCTAATTGTTCCAATGCAGTCATATCCATACGACAAACAGCTCCTTTTGGAGTTTTAAATGGAAATGAAAAGACTGTCGTATGTTCTGGTTTTGTCACATCTACTTCATTTGGAAATCCCACATTTTTCATAAGTTTACAGAGGGGATCTTTATTGTCTGCTCTTACAGTACGAATATAATAAGGATTATGACGGGCATGAATACCAGAAGCAGAATCAACAAGCTGAGATACAGTACCACTTGGTTTGACACAAGTGATGGCTGCACTAACTGGAATTCCAAGTTTATCTGCCCATTCTTTATTTGTTTCATACGCAACAGTCCTGAGTTCTTCTAATAATTTATCTAGTCCTTTTTTAGATCCATTTGTAAGAGGATTATCCATTATTCCTGTGAGTGATACTCCCAATAATCGTTCCTCATCACAGTTCTTTTTCCACTCTCTTGAGAGGTATTTGAATTCGGTAAGGGTAGATTGAAATGTTCCAAGGATAGCCGCAGTTCTAACCTTTTCTTTGAGAGATTCGCGAGTGTCTTCTCGTCTGACAACGCACTCTGAGAGGTTGCAGAATTCTCGTGACCGTAAAATGATCTCGCTGCAAGGATTTGTACCAAAGTCCTCTCTGGTAGCTCGTCTAGTAATAAATTTTCCATCTCCATCTTTATATCTTTCATTTAATTGTTCAACTGTTTTTTTGGCTGACATGCCATTATATATTCCACGTTCTCCTGACTTTGAGTCATATAAGGATAACCACTCTCGCATAAAAGTACCAACGTCTGGTTTTTCTTTATAGTTAACCGAGTTGTTTGCGAGGGCTCTTTGGACATTGTGTGTATACCACTCACCATGCTTGGCGAAACGCATCTCACGATCATTAAGGTTAGACAAGCTAATGAGAGCACTCCTACGAACACCCCCCACAACCACGATTTCTGCTGTCTTACATACGATGTCATGACATTCTACTGGATGTAATTTTCTACCTAAAGAGTTCTTAAAAGTATTTATTGTAAATTTAAACAAATCTACTAGTGGTGCTGGGCCTGATGCCCGTCCACCAAAGGTCTTGAGGGGTGCACCGGCTTCTCTTACCTTAGACACATCCCACTTTGGAATATGACCACCATACAATAATGATACTAATTCTTTAAATGCCTTAGCCCATCCCAACTTTGAATCTGAAACAACAATTACTGTATCAGTATCATATAGTTCTTCTGGAACTACTGGTAGTTGATTTGTGTATTCTAGTTCTACAGAAAACCCCACGCCTGTTCCATTCATCAACACATAAAGGAGTTCATCAAACGATCTTGGACTGTCTATTTTAATATAAGAACAATTATATCCTGCTACATTTTCTTTCTTGAGTGCGGGGCCTGCAGTCATAAGACACCTCATTGACGGCATCACTTTTAGTTCTTTGACTGCATTTTCCAGTTCGACTCGTTCTCCGTTCTCTAATTTGTAACCATTTTTTTCTTCCAACCACTCCGTAAAAAAGTTAAAATATCTACCAACTGTTTCATCCCATGTTTCCCTTCTCTTTAAGTCATAATCCCATCTAGCGTATCTGGATAGGTGGATGTATTCTTGATAAATGGTTGGTAGTCTCATTCTGATTCTCCTTGCTTTAATTTTTCTAAAAATTCTTTTGATTCTCGTTTTCCTAATTTACTCTCTAAAACACCAGCACCCTTAACACTCATTCCTGCTAGTGCAGCCTTTGTATCTGCATATTCTAAAAGTTCTTTAATAACCCCCATTTCTTGTTTTGAAAATGTTGTTGCTCCTTGTATATAATCTTCAAATGCTTCACAACATAACGGAAAATTCGGTTTCACTAACTCATACATTGCATTTGCATAGTCTCTAATTTCTCTTTGTGCATGACTATCAGACCTCAATTTTACAAAATGAAAGAAATTATGTAAATCAATTTTCCATATACATTCAGTATAATTAGCAACGGGCAACAGAGCTCTAGCTACTTCTCTAGAGAGATCGTGTTCTAATAGGACTTGATATGCCATACTAGCACCGTCATAAATCCTATTAAATTCAAACTGTAATAAACCTTGTTGCTCGAGGACTTCTCCCCTACCTTGGCTATTTGTCGTAGATTGTTTAGCGAGGTAATCACCCTCAGGCAGATAAAATTCATTACTCATTACTGAGTAACGGCCAGAATACTCGTTCAGGTTTGCCGTCCTGTGTCTTACGAGTTGTCTCATAATAAAAATTGGTAATTTCAAATGGAACTTGACCTCACACATCTCAAAGGGTGAGGTGTGTTTGTGTCTCATTAGGTAACGGATAAGGTTCCGCGTCTGATTTACCTTTCTTGTTCCTTCTCCATAACTAATACGAGCAGAGTTCTCTACTTCTTCATCATCACCCATCACATCTAGAAGTTTTACAAATCCTAGTTGATGAATAGTTTTCATACCTAAACTTTTTTCCAACTTGCACTTCCCACTCACCCCTCTGACCAGAGTAAGTATTTCTATTTATAATTTCAACTAACCGAGTATCTTTTATGTTAGATTG